CGCCAATTCCTAAATTACAATCTTGGTCAATTGGAGCAATGTAAATGGCACAAAATACAAACCCTATTTTCCCGCTAATCCCTGTTAACTCTTGGGTAAGCGGCCCAGCGGCCAACGCAGCAACTCCCGGTGTCACAGCCAACACGACCAAAGACCTGACTAGCGGAACGATTTATGGGCCGATTTTTACGGGCAAAGCTGTTGATGGTTCACGGCTAGATTTTATTAAAGTTAGGTCGCTCGGTAGTAATGCAGCAACCGTTATTCGTATTTGGTTGAACAATGGTTCTGCAACAGGTACAGCGGCTAATAATGCACTTTATCTTGAAAGAACACTGTCTGCAACTACCGTTTCTGAAACAGCAGAACTTCCAGACATTATCTTGCCTTTGAACATCAGCTTGGCAGCAGGTTATCGTGTGTACGCTACATTCGGTACAGCAGTAGCAGCAGGCTTTCACCTGACTGCTATCGGTGGAGATTACTAATGTTTACAGGGTTCGCATCCGAAAACACGCCTGCAATTCAGGTGTGGGATTTTTCTAGACCACAAACAGGCGGCACAACTTCGCGGATAAGTTTGTCAGACGATTGCGCCCCTATCCAGTATTTTAAAACTGGAAGTTCGGGAACAAGTATAAATTTATATTTGCCATCTTGCCCGATAGAAGGCAAACAAATTAGAATTATTAACGCATCATTTGCCGCAAATAATCAAAGAATAGAAATTTTTTCTTCTGATGTAAATGGACAAGGCACTAATTCACCTATTTATAGAATAGGGCAAGGTCAAACACTTGATCTTTGTTATTCAAAAGAATTTATTTCTTTTGGCCCCAGTATTGGCAGTCTTGCAAGTGGCTGGATTTCAACAAATCAAAGTCCTGTTGCCGCAGCAAACTTCCACTCCGTAGTTATTGGTGGACTTAGCAATTCAGCAACAGCTAGTCGTTCTGCTGTTGTTGGCGGTAATTCCAATACTGCTAGTGCTGGTTTTTCTTCAGTATTATGCGGGGATTCCAACACAGCAAGCGGCGCTTATTCATCTGTTGTTGGCGGCTCAAGCAATACAGCAAACGCTCAAAGCGCTGCTGTTGTTGGCGGGCAAAGCAGCACAGCAAGTGGGCCTTTTGCGTTTGTTGCGGCAGGAAATGGAAGTAATGCAAGCGGTCAATCTTCTGCTGTTCTTGGTGTCGGAACAGCAAGTGGCACTTTTTCTTGTGTTATTGGAAGCGCAGGAAGTACGGCAAACGCTACAAGTAGTTCAGTGTTTGGAGGTGCTTACGGAGCCGTAAGGTCAATAGAAGGAAATACAGTTTTCCCCGCAACAAACGGGCCTATTTCAACTTTTACAGGGCCTACTCAATCAGCCCTGTTATTGCTTGGTCGGCAAACCACAGATGCAACAGCAACAAGGCTTACAAGCAACACTTCTGCCGCAGCCACAACTAACCAAGTCATCCTACCCAACAACAGCGCCTATTACTTTCGAGGCTCAATCACAGCAGGTGTAACTGGTGGCGGCAACTCGGCTATGTGGAGTTTTGAAGGCGGCATCAAGCGTGGGGCTAACGCTGCTGCTACAACCCTTATCCAATCGGTGATTAATCCAGTGGCAGCGGATGCTGGTGCTTCATCGTGGATCGTTGCGCTTTCTGCTGACACAACAAACGGCGGTCTGGCTGTTACAGTAACCGGACAAGCATCCACCACAATCCGGTGGGTGTGCAAAATTGAAACAACTGAAATGACTTATTAAAGGAAAAATCATGGCTCTGAAAATCTCTATCCCCACAAGCAATGTAGGCGTTCCATTCACAGACGCTTATGCCCGTATCACGAACATCTTTGGCAACAAAGATCAGGTGCAATACCAAGTGTCAGTGTCTGCCAATGCTGATGCAAGGCAAGCAAATGCTCAAGAAGTGGCACAACACGCCTTCTATTGCCCAACTCCACAGGGAAACCTGATGGATGGTCTATATGCTGATTTAAAACAGCAAGTAGGTTTTGAGGATGCTGAAGACGTATGACTCCAGAACTCGAAAAGTACTATACAGATCGGTTTGACATGATGTCAACCGAGGGATGGAAAGATTTAATCGAAGATATTGACAAAATGATAGAACCTTTGAATAATATCGCAACGATTGCAGATGAAAAAAGTCTACAATTCAGAAAAGGTGAGTATTCAATCCTTATTTGGCTGAAGAACTTAAAACAAGTCAGCGAAAGAGCATTTGAGGACTTAAATGAGAAGAATGTATGAATTTGCCTGTATAAACGGGCATAAGACAGAAAGATTTGTTGATTATGAGGCAACAAGTCTGAAGTGTGAGTGTGGTGAGAATTCTCATCGCATTCTCTCAGCGCCAGCTTTTCGCTTAGAAGGGTGGTCTGGAGCGTTTCCATCAGCGCATGGGAAGTTCGAGAAAAGCCACTTAGACAAGTTGAATGCTGAACGCAAACTCAACTCATAAGCAATTATGCCGAGTTGAATCTCCTACAACCGATTAACGGCAGGAAAAGGAAAAAAGTATGTTAGTTGATGATGACAAAGAAGAGTTGGGTGAGTTAGAGATCGAAGAACAGAAGATTTCGCAAAAGAATGAACTTCCTGAGAAATACAGGGATAAAAGTTTAGACGAGATTGTGAAGATGCACCAAGAGGCTGAAAAGCTAATTGGAAAGCAAGCACAGGAAGTAGGCGAGGTTAGAAAGTTAGCCGATGAACTTATCAAACAGAACCTTGGTTCACGACAACAACAGACTAGACAGGAAGAGCCTGAAGTAGATTTCTTTGAGAATCCACAGATGGCAGTTCAAAAGACTGTTGATAATCACCCAGACATCCTAGCGGCACGACAAGTAACGCTAGAAATGAAAAGGTCACAGATTCAGCAAAGGTTAGCGCAAGAGCATCCCGACTTTGGAGACATTGCCAAAGATCAGGACTTTGCAAATTGGGTGAAATCTAGCCCTATTCGCATTAAAATCTTCGAGCAAGCCGATTCTGGATATGATTACGACTCAGCCAATGAATTGCTATCTACCTATAAACAGCTACGTTCTGTTAAACAGAAGCAAACAAGTAATGAGGGCGAGGTAACTCGCAAACAGAACTTAAAAGCAGTAGGTGTTGATGTAGGTGGTTCTGGTGAATCATCAAAGAGGGTATACAGAAGGGCAGACCTTATTCGGCTCAAAATGCAAGACCCAGATCGTTATGATGCTTTAAGTCAAGAAATTATGGCAGCATACTCAGAAGGTCGAGTTCGTTAAACTTTAGGAGATTTAATCATGGCATATCCAACACCAGCGGTTACAGTAACAACCGCAGAAAAATTCATCCCAGAAATCTGGTCAGATGAAATCGTAGCCGCATACAAGAAAAACCTTGTTTTGGCTAACATCGTAATGAAGATGAACTTCAAGGGCAAGAAGGGTGACACAGTTCACATTCCAGCTCCTACTCGTGGTAACGCATCAGCAAAAGCGGCATCTACTGCTGTGACTCTGATTGCCGATACTGAGACAGAAGTTCAAGTCTTGATTAACAAGCACTATGAGTACTCACGTTTCATTGAGGACATTGTTGAAGCACAAGCATTGAACAGTTTGCGTCAGTTTTATACTGCCGATGCTGGTTACGCTTTGGCTAAACAAGTTGATACCGACTTGATCCAATTGGGTCGTGCTTTCAATGGTGCAACTGTCGGTACTAACGACTACGCAACAAGCAATACATCCACCAAAGCCTTTATTGGCGGTGATGGTACTACTGCTTACAACAGCACATCTTCCAATGCTTCTGCGTTGACTGATGCCGCTATTCGTCGCACGATTCAGCGTTTGGATGACAATGACACTCCTATGGATGGTCGTTTCTTCATCATTCCTCCTTCAAGCCGCAATACGTTGATGGGTCTTTCCCGTTATACAGAACAGGCTTTTGTGGGTAATGGTAACGCAATCCGTACTGGTGAAATCGGTCAACTGTATGGTATCCCCGTGTTCACATCTAGCAATGCTGATACTGGCGCAGGTAATAGTGCAACAGATCGTATCTGCTTGATGGGTCACAAGGACTCTATGGTTCTGGTTGAGCAAGTTGGTGTTCGTTCACAGACTCAGTACAAACAAGAGTACCTCGCTACTCTGTTTACATCTGACACTCTGTATGGTGTAAAAGCCATGCGTACAGCCGCCACAACTGGTGCAGCTTTGTCTTCTAGCGCATTTGCGTTAGCAGTTCCAGCCTAATAGTTGCCTTTTCCCCTCGCCTTAATCGGTGGGGGGATTTTTTACATCAAGGAGATTTATTATGGCAGCAGCAACAGCAGTAGTTTCCCGTAGGGGAACTGACCAATTCCGAGGTCTTTTTTCGGATACTTGGTCTGTAACAGCAACACTAAACGCTTCATCTTTAGTTGATGGCGCAGGTGAAACAAACACCATTACAGTACCTGGCGTAAAGCTAGGCGACATTGTGATGAACATCAGTATGGGTGTGGATGTCTCTGGACTCTCCATCACGCCTTATGTCTCAGCAGCAGATACTGTCTCTATTCGTTTCCAAAACGAAAGTACAGCTACTGTGGACTTAGCAAGCACTACAGTTAAGTGCGTTGTAGTTCGTTTGGTATGATAAAAGGGGGCTAATACCCCCCTTTTTTTGGAGTTTTTTATGGCTACTTTTCGTTGTTTACAGTCTGGTACTCTAATAACTTTCACGTATCAACACGATATTGACAGCATGAAAGGTCACGAAGGATACGTTCTTGTTGAGGAAACTCCAAAGGAAGTAGAAGATAAACCCAAGTTGGGCAGACCAAAAAAAGAGGTTTCAAATGTCGGAAATTGATCCAAGGGAATTTGGTAAGCTAGAAGCCCAAGTTGAGGCTTTGCAAGCAGAAGTCCATGCACTTCGCCAAGATATTAAAACGCTTTTAGAGATGGCTAACAAGTCTAAAGGCGGTTTCTTTGTGGGAATGGCTATCGCCTCTGTTGTTGGCGGTGTTATTTCTTTTGTTGCAACCAAGTTAATTCGATAGGAAATATATGCCACAAGTAGGAAACAAGAAATTCCCATACACAGAAAAAGGCGAGAAAGAAGCCAAAGAGTATGGCAAGAAGAAATCTATGCCTGTTACTGTAATGATTGCTATTGGTAAGCCTAAAGCTATGCCTACCCGTGGTGGTCGTACCGCTACTAACATGATGAAGAAATCAGGTCGTGGTAAATGAAAAAGACCAAGGCAGAAAAGAAGATTAGTTCTGTCATGCGAGAGTACAAGGCGGGAACGCTTCACTCTGGTAAAGGTGGCCCTGTAGTCAAGAAGCCTAAACAGGCTATTGCCATTGCTTTATCTCAGGCTAGGAAGGTCAAGAAATGAAACAAGGTCTATACGCTAACATCAATGCCAAACAAGAACGCATCAAGGCTGGTTCTAAGGAAAAGATGCGTAAGGTTGGCTCTAAAGGTGCTCCTACTGAGGCGGCATTTAAGGCGGCAGCTAAGACTGCTAAGAAGAAATGAAAACTCCTGCTTGGCAAACAAAGGCTGGAAAAAACCCGAAAGGGGGCTTGAATGCCAAAGGTAGAGCATCGTATAATGCAGAAACGGGTGGCAATTTAAAACCGCCAGTAAAGTCGGGAGACAACCCTCGTAGGGCATCCTTTTTAGCACGTATGGGCAATATGCCTGGCGCTGAGATGAAAGATGGAAAGCCTACCCGACTTTTACTTTCTCTTAGAGCTTGGGGCGCAACGTCCAAGGAAGACGCTAAAGCAAAAGCTAAAGCGATCTCTAAGAGGAATAAGAAATGAGAGCAAGGTCAGTCGGTGCAAATTTAACTGCTAATACG